GTGCTGGCATTCGTGGGTCGAAACTCACAAAGTCACACCAACTTCTGTTTGCACACGCCATTTGCCACTGCATTTGGTCGTAATACTTCTTTGCTGGCTCGCCTCCAAGAATAGTGTCGATATGGGTTGCCGTGTTTGGACACTTGATCTCTAAGCATCCATCGTCACTAATTAAGCCATCAGGAGAGGCGGCAGACATGGCAATACTTGGATGGTCAATAGCACCTACCTGATCGACTGTATTGCCTGTTTTAACCTCGTATGCGGCTCTGGCAAAGGGTTCGTTCTCGACACCCCACTCCATAGCGGCATTTGAGTAAGACTCTCCGACTTGGTTAGTCATGCGTTCGACTACCAGTTGCGCCATGTAGTTTGCTCTGCTTGTGCTGTAACCCGTCTTAGTCTTGGCAACAATGTCAGAGATACGAGAAGCAGTGGCTTTGCCACAACGCTGTGCAAACCATTCTGGTGTGCCTTGTTCAATATCGCTCATGTTAACTCCTGTTTAAATAATTTCATTTTTGAAGCTCTTACTAAATGTCCTGCTAAATATGCCGTAAAGTGCAAATCAATTTCTTGATCTGATGTTCCCTCTTTTAAAAATCCACATCGAACATATGACGCATTCCATCCACAAAAGTGTCTGTGACAAAGGCAAGGAGATAAATGCTCTCGATGCTCATAACCCATGACAACATCTTTTACTCTGTAAATTTCATTATCATCACCAGCACCACAAATATCACAAGTTTTACCAGTTGATTTACGCATATGTTGTTTATATAAACTTTCAATATCTTTTACCAAGGAAAGTATTTTTGCTCGAATCTCTCCATGTTTATCTGGCATTGAAGTTTCTTTCATAAACTTAAACGCATTCATTTTTTTCGTTCCCAATTTGAATGCCTTTTGCGGTCAACGCTAATGGTACAAAACGCAATCCAGCTTTGTGAAATGTTGCGGCTTCAATTTCTAATTTTTTGGTGTTAATAATTTGAACAGCCAACTTAGCAACAGCAGATGCCCTATGTCCATCACTCAAATTATTCCGCAACAAGTCTAGTTCTTCAAACAATGCGTCACATAAACCAGAACTTGTTTTTTCTGTCAATTTAATTGGTTTTTCATCATTCATTTCAATGCTCCTTTACGCTTTTCTTTTGCATCAATCACTTTTTTCTGCCAAGTCTTATCAGAACCGCAAGCACTGTAAGCAGTGGTGTAAACATCTTTCAACTCCTCAATGGTGGATGCCGCTTCAATAGCCGCTAAATGGTCAATCATGCTGTTGACATCTATGTCTGAACCTTCACCTTCAGGCAAGTCTTCTCCAGCATAGATATACAGACCCAAGCCATGCAATGACAGTGCCTTAGTCATGCAACGCATGATGGCGGTGTTGACTGCAAATGCGTCAGGATTGAGGATTGCTTTGTTGCGGAAATCCATTACTGGAAGTTGGCAAGTCACTGATTTGCGAAACATTGTTACTGTGACGAACACCATTGCAGTGCCGTTTATATCCATGTAACACTTGTCGTTAAACATTTCAACTCTGAAAGTGGCATCTTCATCAGCTTTGAGTGCTTCTGCCCATGCCCACGCCCATGAAAGATATGTCAAATTGCCTTTTTTCTCAGTGTGATTATTGACATTTGCTGACAACATCTTGTTGATTGCTTCTTTTCTGTCAACCAAATTACCCACTGTTAACACCTTTTCTTGATTCATTCCTTAACTCCCATCACATCGTTAAAAATATCTATCGCCTCTTGATTAACTGACCACATTGCCAACAGCGTCAAATCGCTGTGTATCTGAGCAATATCGTTATTGAACCCTACGAATTTTTTGTGTAGGCACTTGTCCTCCAGACTCTTTGTCGTTCGTTCTATCCGCATTAGGATTGTTGAATAATCCAGCATTGTTTACTCCTGTTGAATGCTTCTTCCATGTATCCTGAACATTTGTCAGGGCTGAGTTCACATACCCGAATGTTGGGTCGGTGATGAGTTTGGATGGCATAACCACCCGTTGCGTCTTAGGTTGTTCTTTCACTCGCCTAGCCGCCTTTCTGAGCAATCTCTGACGCTCTTTCAAACTGAGTGTAGGTGTCCAAATCTGAAAATAAGATAAAAACCGAGTCATCGCAACATTGATCTGTTGGATTGCGAGGTTTAATGCAGAACGCACAGTAATACTCATTGGAATGCTCCTCAATGATTCTCTCTAAATTCAGCTTAGTTTTCATTGCTGGCCTCGCTGGTGTAAGGGTTGATTTTAGGCAATTTAGGCTTGTTGTGTTCAATAGCCTCACGAGCCAATTCTGCTCGGTAATAACGCCAGAGATTAAGTTCTTCTTCACTATCAACCCAACGAGTCAATGGAATTTCTAATGCTGTTTGTGCAAGTCGTTCTGCTTTGAGTTCGACTCTTGACCGAACCATGTCTGCAACATCAGCCCATGCGTTTGATTGGATTGCTTCAACGATAGCTTGACTATCGCATATCGCATCTGCAACATCTGAGGGGTTCAGGTCTTGCAGTGCCATCCATTTTTCTCTCTCAAAATCCATAATTCACTCCTGTTAAAAACCTATCAATGTGTGTATTCTGTCAGACATTATCATAATTGATATAGGGAATTTCCCTAATGCACTTATGAAGGTCTGCAAGAGACTTGTTAGTGAACACTTTGCCGCAACCCAAGCAAATCCAAGCAATTCCCATCTTGACTTCGGTTCTGCGCTTACCGCTTTCACCTCTTTGTCTACCAAAGAATGTCCTGATTTGCTGAATCATTTTTTGTTGGATAAGGCTTTGGAGTAGATAAAGACTTGGTTTTGCTCATGGATTCCTCGCTTGTCCTGCTTGCGTTTGGCAAACTCCTCACCCTGTTTGAAGCGTTTCATCTTCTCGTCACTCAGCCAAACAGATGGTTGACCCTTGTAGTTGAATGCGTTTGTCAAGTATTTTTCTCCTTGAGTTTGGATTCAATGGCTCTAACAAAACTTACTGTGTTATGTGTACCCCTAACAATTTCTGAAATATCCTCATCCGTCAGTCCCTGCCATGTGCGTTGTGGTGGTGCTTGCATAGAGTATTGACATACACACCCTTGCAATATGCTTGAGTGACCACCCTCTACCTTTCCGCAGTTTGGACAAGTTTTCATGTTTGTTTTCTTTGCTTTATATGCGGTACAAGTAAGAACAGTTAGTTTTTGTTTTGCTACTTGTTTAGCGCAACTGGTTTTTTGACACTTTTGGCAGTTAATCAAGTGTTCTTCTCCTTCAGCTTTTCCTCTGCCCACCACACTGCTGACTGCCATGCTTGCTCAGTTACCCAAGATTCTTTACAGCCCTGTGCAATCTCCTCATCCGTCAGCCCTACCCATGTGCGCTGTGGCAATGTGCAAGTGTGAATGCTGTCAATGCCGCCCAATCGCTTCCCACATCGTGCGCAAAAGTTCTGCTCTTGTGTCATCGCTTCATTCCTCTGATAAAAATTCCAAATGAACTCAGCGTGTCTTTCCCAAATGCTTGCATCTTCTCAATCTCGACTGCTACTTGTTCAAGAATGTCATTCCTAAGTTCGTCATAGAACTGTTGTTGTGTCTTCCATTCAGACATAGATTCCTCGCTTTTCACAGACGGTTGCATAGTTTTTTGCCTTTCTTTTGTGAAGCCTGATACAAGCCTTCAAGAGACTTTTTTTCTTGCTGATGACTTGGATGCTCTGTGATTGTGGCGATGGCGTTAAGACATGGTTTATGCCTATCAGCAAGGCAACAATGAATGCTATGCGCACAAAGGCTTCAGAGAATGTCATCATTGTCATTCTCCTCAATCAAGCGCACAATTTTGGCAAAGTCAAAACTAGAGAATTCGTCAGTAATGTCAACCCACTTGCCATCAGCAAACTTTTGCAGTTCAAACTCATATTTTTTGTAGAGTCCCTCTTTAGGACTGTAATCTGGGTCGTATGACCACTTAACCCTCAAATCCCATTCAGTCTCTGGTAGCTTTAAATCTCTCAATTCATCTAAACACACATCGAATTTCATACACGCCTTTCAAGTTGTTGAATGGATACTGTACGACACTATATTCTGTCGCACATTAGGACATACCCTTATTGTCAAACATTAAATTGATTGCTAAGGTATGGGTATGGCTAGACACAAATCGGAAATCACAGGAAGCCCACTCAAAATCGCAACTAGAGTTACTTTTGACCAATGGTTAGAGTTTCGCAAACTTGGCGGTTCTGTTTGGTTGAGAAACTTACTCAAGAATTCGATGGAGAATCGAAAGAGTCAACAACAGGAGA